TTCAAAATAATAGTATTACTAATTAAAGTTTTTAATACTATTATTGAACAAGTACATAAGATGACGTCCATCTATTTTATTCTCGACAAGTCCGGGTCTATGCACGCGTGCCTCAATGACACGATCGGAGGGTTCAACGCGTTTATTGAGAAGCAGAAAATTGACAACCCGAACGGCACCATGAGCCTGATACTGTTCAACGACGAAATCGTGACCGCGTACAAACACAAGCCAATTTACGAAGTCGAGCCTCTGACCCCCAAAATTTACTTTCCTTCGGGCGCAACGGCCCTTCTTGACGCCATTGGCTCAACCATAAAAATGGCAACTGGAACAAGCGCCGCCGTCTCAGTTGTAATTTTAACCGACGGGGAAGAAAACGCGAGCAAGAAGTACAGTAAAATCCACGTGAACGATCTGATAGAGAGCAGGCGAGACGCGTGGTCGTTTGTGTTTTTAGGGGCAAACCAGGACGCCATCAAAGAAGCTCGCAATTTGGGAATCCCAGAACGCGGAGCCATGACGTTTACGCAGAACAACACTCGGGCCGTGTTCGAGAGCCTCTCGGACGCGTTCACTCGCCAGGCGACGTGCGACGATGTCACGATATCGTTCACCGACGCCGAGCGCTCTCGCAGTCAGGTCCAGTGCGAGCTGGACAATATCATGTGCTAATTGCTGTACGCCACGCCAGCAAGACCTTTCTTAATCCTCAAGATATTGTAGTTGACAGCGTACAGGTTGAAAGTGGTAGGCGTTCCGACTGCTGTCCCGATAGTGAGCGACGCGTTGTCTAAGCGGCTAAAATTACATGTCCCGCACGGCTGGTGCCTGTTCGCCTTGAGCGCGAACGAGTACATTTTGAGACCAGCACCGTTCGTAGTAGTAGCACTTGCTCCTTTAAGAAGCTCAGACCCAAACTCGGAGTGGTAGTACCCTTGGACTTGGGTAAAAAACTTATCTGGCAATTTGGACTCAAACAGTTCTGTGCCATTGAGATAAATCTGGACATCGTCAGTTGTAAAAGCAGTCCCGTCCGGCTCGCCCCATAACAGGCATTTGACAGGGTGGTTGAGCAAATTAAGGTCAAACTTAGGACCGGCATCGGACGTGATTTTCTGGACCTGCTCAATCAGGATATCCAGGTCATGGTCGACAAATGCGGCGCGCTCATCGGTATCGAGCACAATGTAATTGGCATAGTATTTATAGCCGGGGGGAGTTGTGGGAGTAGCCGCGTACTGAATCCGGATTTCCACTTCAGCGTATTGAAGAGAAAGAAGAGGCAAATAGTACGAGTCGCAGAAAAAGAAGTGGAGCGGCAGCCACTTAGAGCCAAGCAGAGATGTGCGGATTGTTGTATCATCATCAGTTGATAGAATGGCCATGGCTTTGGCTCCCGAATCGACCAGGAATTTCTGCCACAGCTGGACCATGTAGAAGGCGTCCTGACGTTCAATCATCTGACCGCCAATCCACAGCTCAAACGTGGCCGGATTTGTGCTTCCAGCGTTCACGGCCGCGCTGCCAACAGTATCCGTTCCAAGGTCCACCCACACGTACCCGAGCAGGTCGCCTTTATTTACAAGTTTAATAACGTGTTCCGATCCGCCGCCAATAGGGTTGAGGCGCACGGTGGTCATGGCGAAGTTCGTGTGGCGCTTGAACGTCTGGCGAAAAAAAGAAACTTCCGGCTGGCCTGTGAGATGTACGTCTTGAACGCCTTTGGCTACCAGTTCTACGAGTGCCCCAGACATTTTTTTATATTTTTTTTATAACTAATACTATAGAAATAAATATTTATTTAAAAGATACACGCGCAAAGTTCATAAAGAAAATGTCGGTCGTGTTCGAGGCCCTCACGTGGGACGCGCGCGATGTGGACGACGAGTACATCATCAGCATTTTCGGCCGAACCGAGCATGGAAAATCGGTGTGCGTGTCGACAGTGTTCCAGCCTTACTTCTTTGTAAAAATTCCAAACAAGTCGAACGATTTTTATATTTCTGACCTCTTCAAAAAAATAAATATCGCCGAGCGGTACGAGCTCCTTAAATCAAAAGATTTATGGGGATTCCAGAACAACGAGATGTCGACGTTCATGAAACTGATCTTCACGACCCACGAAAAAATGAGGCTGTGCAACAGCAAGCTGGCAAAACCCTTGCCCGACGAGCGGTTTCCCTTGAAAGTGTACGAGTCGAACATGGAGCCGCTTCTCCGGTTTATGCACCGCTCCGGCATCCAGTCCACCGGGTGGCTCGAAACGCGGGTCGACAAGTGTACCCGATCGCAGACAAGCAGGTGTAACATAGACCTGTTCTGCTCGGACTGGACGACTCTGAAACCGGTCGACAGAGACGATATCGCTCCGTTTGTGATTGCGTCGTTCGATATAGAGACGTACAGCTCGACCGGAAAATTCCCGGACGCAAACATAAAAGAGGACGCGTGCTTTCAGATCGCGTTCACCCTAAAACGGCACGGGAACCCCCACATTTACGACAAAACGTGTCTGTGCTACAAGACGACAAACACGGACCTCGAAGACTGTACGATCGTCAATTTCAAGACCGAGCGTGACCTGCTGATGGGGTTTCACAGCTACATTATCAAGCACGACATCGACGTCATGACCGGGTGGAACATTTTCGGGTTCGACTTGGAGTACCTGTACATCCGCGCCATCGTGAACAACGTGGACTCGTCTTTTTACGAATTGGGCAAGCTGAAAGGCGTCCCGAGCGAGATGGTGTACAAGAGCCTGTCGTCCAGCGCTTTGGGGGACAACAACATGAAACTGCTGCCTATGTGCGGCCGGTACATTTTTGACCTGTTCCACGAAGTAAAACGCGAGCAGAAGTTCGATTCGTACAGCCTGAACGCGGTGTCCAAGATTCTTTTGGGAGACCAGAAGATAGACATGGCCCCACGAGAGATGTTTGCGCGGTACAGGGAAGAGGACCCCGAAAAACTAAAGGAAGTCGCGGAGTACTGTATCAAAGATACCCTGTTGCCGCACATGATAATGGAGAAACTGTGTAATTTCCTGAACTTGGTCGAGATGGCAAAAGCGACCTGGGTCCCCGTCAACTATTTGTCTGAGCGCGGCCAGCAGATAAAAGTGTTCAGCCAGATGACAAGGCAGGCCCGGATCGAAGGGTACATGGTCCCCACGATCCGGTACAGGCAGAACGGCCCTCCGGACGCGTACGAAGGCGCCACGGTCCTCGAGGCTCAGTCGGGCGCGTACTACCAGCCTATCACGGCCCTCGATTTTGCGAGCCTGTACCCTTCAATCATGGTCGCGCACAACTTGTGCTACTCCACTTTGGTCCAGAACCCGAAATACGACAACTTGCCAGGGGTCACGTACGAGACGTTCACGATCGGCGACAAAGCGTACAAGTTTGCCCAGAACGTCCCGAGCCTCTTGCCCGTTATTTTGGAGAACCTGAAAGAGTACCGAAAAAAAGCCAAAAAAGACATGGCGGCCGCTTCGGACCCTGGGATGAAGAAAGTGTACAACGGCAAGCAGCTGGCCTACAAGATTTCGATGAACTCGGTGTACGGGTTCACCGGGGCCTCAAAAGGCATGCTGCCATGCGTGGCCATCGCCGCGACCGTGACGTGTAAAGGCCGGAGCATGATCGAGGAGACCAAAAACTACGTCGAGGCCAATTTCCCAGGCTCGTACGTCCGGTACGGGGACACGGACTCGGTCATGGTGGAGTTCAATGTGGAAGGGCTCACGGGACAGGCGGCCATTGACAAGAGCTGGGAGATGGGCGAGATAGCGGCCGCAGCGTGTACAAAACTGTTCAAGCGTCCAAACGACCTGGAGCTCGAGAAAGTGTACTGCCCGTATTTCCTGTACTCCAAAAAAAGGTACGCGGCAAAAATGTGGGTGAAAAACAAGAGCGGCAGGGTGGAGTTCGACTCGATCGACATAAAAGGCCTCCAAGTCGTGCGCAGAGACAATATCCCGTTTGTCAGGGAGACGTCAAAAGAGATCCTGAACATTATCTTGGAGAGCAACAACCCGGAAAGCGCACGGGACCGGGCACGCGAGCGGGCCATCGAGCTGCTGGACGGCCGGGTCCCGATCGAGAAGCTGACTCTGTCCCAGAAACTGGCCGATTCGTACAAGAACCCGAACTTGGCGCACGTCCGGGTCCGGGACAAGATGCGCAAGCGCGAGCCGGGGTCGGAGCCGCAGTCCGGCGACCGGGTCCGGTACGTGATAATCGAGGACCACACGACCGACAAGCAGTACGAGAAAGCGGAAGACCCTGGGTGGGTCGAGAAAAAAGGTCTCAAGCTCGATTACCAGTACTATTTCACAAACAAGTTCATGAACCCCATCTGCGATTTGCTGGAACCGATCGTCAAGAACCCGAGCGCGGTGCTGTTTGGGGACTTGCTGGCCCGAAAAGTAAAAAGAATCAAATGTTCCGTGAAAATGAACACAATTGATTCAATTTTTAGCAAATACAGAGTTAAACAGGAAGAGCATAATAAACAGTAAGTTCAAATGATTCTCCAGGCTCTCACCAAGCTTGTTGACGAGGAAGTCGACAAACGCGTCAATGAGAAGCTAACCAAATACGCTGAATACGTATCGAAAACGTACGACATTTCGATAAAATTGCTGATGCGGGACATGCTGAACATAAACGAGCTGGTCATTCCGAATACTGAAGTGTGTAAACCTGGTCAATGTCTTGGAATTAACATCGGAGGTAAAAGATGTAAATTCAAAGGCAAGCAGACTGGATACTGCAGTAGACACATCGAGCAAAAACCAAAAGCGGTCTTACAGATAAAAAATAGTCCACTTGCGGCTAAAAACTCTTCGTCAAGAGATAACTTACTTATAGATATTTGACAAATTTTCAATAATAATAAAAAAAAATGAATCGCTCAGATACTTTGTTATCTTCAATTCGTAATTTTTATATAAAAGAGGAAAATTCCACATACTTGATTGACATTCTGGAAAAACGAAATGGAATATCACTGCGCAACTTGGAGTGGTTCATCACAAACTACGCAAAACAGAAAAACTTGACCTACACCACGAAAAACGGCCACGCTTTCACGGTCCACTGTGCCTACAAATCGAGTCTCGACGGGTACAGCAAAAAACTGTTTGACCCGTTTTGTCGAACCATAAAATTTGAGTTTGAGATCCCAAATTCGAACGGACTTAAAATTCAAACAACCGTTGCGCAATTAAATTTTATCAGATGGTGTATCACAAATAATATCATAGAGTACATGATTAAAAATAACGAAAAATTAATGTCGACTAAAAAGTTGCATACTTGAGACTCATAAACCCATTTTCAAAAACTAGCATCTGGTACCCTAAAAAATACACGTGCATATTAAATTCGCGATCACCGTTTGGATCAATGGTATCATTGTCTATTAAAGAAATTTCAAGAAAAGTTTTTGCCGTGTCAAGGACGCTAAAATCTAAAACGCCTGTCGGTGTAGGTTCTTTTGGTTTGAGAGCAAATGAATATGTGTATATATTTCTAGAGGGCGATGATAATTCATGCTGTAATGGCT